CATGACATGCAATAGCGTCGTTAACTTCCATATTATCGGCGCCATTGTCCGAAAGCGCGTTTCGACCTCTTCTAGCCATTTCCGATGTTGGATCAACCGGGACAAGCGCAAACCGAAGCGGCGCGGGGCTTGGGGTGGTGTCGGTCATGCGTGTCTCCGTGGCGCTGCTGATAGTTATTCGTTCGGGTCGCCTAGCGGAAGTTCGCCAAACTTTTCTGCAGTCTGGTCAGTCTCGTGGCGGAACATCGCAATCTTGGTTTCCGAATAGAGTGATTCGGTGATGTTTTTTGCGATCTTATGCAAAGCCTCGGCCCTAGGAATATCCATGCTTCCGTTCGCCACTGCTTTGGCGCTATTCGCTAGCAGGGTGCGAAGCTGGCCCGTTGTTTTTACGTCTTTCATTTATGACTCGCTTTAGTTGGTTGACGGAGGTCTGTAGAACACAGATGTCTTTTAGGCGGAATATCCACGGCGTCATTTTTTGCGCACACGGTTTGCAGAACTCGCCGCTTACATGGTGTTTGTGCATGTTCTTGAAAATGGTGTGCTTCCATAGTTCGGAAACAAGCTGATACGCGGAGTCTGCGTAATCCAGCTCTACGCCGCACCTGTCGCACAGAATCATATCGCTATCGTCTGGCGAGACCCATGCCATCACAGTTCCTTGGTGCTCGCCCCGCTGCGGTCGGGGCATGGTGATTGCTGGGTTAGATGCCTACCGCAGTCAGGCCGGGGCACCTTGCACGGGCTTGTCTTGTTAGCCGGAGCCGGAGCCGGCTCCGGAGCCGGAGCCGTAGCCGGAGCCGTAGCCGTAGCCGTCGCCGGAGCCGGAGCCGTAGCCGTAGCCGTCGCCGTAGCCGGAGCCGGAGCCGGAGCCGGAGCCGTCAAGGGTTACGATGCGTTCCATTTTGACTGCTCCACTTCGATCATGTGGATCATCGCGCGGACAGGAGCGCGGACTGTGCCGACATTGTCCAACTGCGTTTTGCTTGTCGGTCCGTTGACCAGTTCGCCAAGCCCCTTTGTGGTGCCCCACACGCGCAGGTTCTTGGCGTTTGAAATGACGATAAAGTCACCGTCGATAAGCACGCGGCCGACGTAAACGAAACCGCGATCAAGGACAACGATCTTGATCTCTCCGGCTGCGGGCTGAGCTTCTTTGCGGACATACTCGACATCATCGATCTTGATTGATTCAGGCTTGCTCATAAATCCTCGCTGTTGGTGAAACGGATTAAACGGCTTGTCTCCGCCCGGAGATTCCGCCGGGCTCGGTGTAGCTGATTTGATTCCTCAGATGGTCGCGCCGACGCGCCAGACCTTCACGTATTTTTCACTCGGAGGCGTGAAGCAATCCGAGGATGCCTTTTCGTCCAGCGACTCGACGACCCGGCGCACTTTGGAAAAATGGGTCAGGGCCTGCGCGAAACGATTTGCTGCTTCGAGTGACCAGCAAGTGATGACAATCTGACGGCCGTACACCTGAATCTGCTTGCTGGGGATTTCTAGATTGGCGAGCGTTGCTGCGATGGCGTCTTGGATGGTCATCTGATTTTCTCCCCGCCGAACCGTTCGGCCATGTGGTGAAGATACATTCCTACACGAATCGCGTCAACTGTCAGCCGACGAACGGTCAACCGCCTCGATCCTGATTCGCACACCCGGACGATCAAGCGATTCCGGATCAGTGTTCGGGTAGAACTTGGCTACGCGCGAATATTCCACTGCCAGCGCGTCATCTTTCCACGTTCCGGCACTTGTAAGCGCGTCCTCAGTGCTGCGGACCAGCTTTGACACATCCGGCTTAACGCTAGGGAACAGTCGATTCTTCGCGCTCTTGGGGCGCTCCAGCGTAAACACCATGCGGACAAGAACGGGGCCGGTGAACATCGGAACGCCGCGCATTGCTTGTCGTGCGGCTAACTCGACCTCTTCCCGCCACGGCTTAACCTTCCGGCTCGATTCGATCATCAGACCTTTGCCAGACCTCGACAGGCCGACGAACTTTTTCGAGCCTTGCGGGCCGGGGGTTCCGTAGACGACAAACTCGATCACATGAAAGCCCTCACGACCAAACCCAAAGTCACCACCCCAAGCCCAATCAGCCAAAACCCGCCCAACCGAATCCGCGCGCCTACCCTGTCAGCGGCGGTCCAGTCTGCGGCGTGATAGCCGGAGTGGTTGTGATGGGTCACTCTAGCGCTCCCCGATCAATAGGCTGGAATGAGTGGTATTTTGCTTTGGCTTTGGCCCGGGCGGAAATTGCTTCGTCAAGATCATTAAAGCGCCCGATTTTTTTCTCTACACCAGACACGCCAATTCTAACTTCCCACTTTCCTCGTTCTGCGTCCCAACCAACCCCGGCATGCCTAGAAGTGTTATTTCGGCCAAGTCCGCGATTCTGCTGATTTTGTGCGTGAGTGGCTTCGCGTAGGTTTGCGATTCGGTTGTCGTCGCGGACGCCGTTAATGTGGTCAAGTTGATCGACAGGCCAAACACCATAGACGTAAAACCAAGCCAGTCTGTAAGCCCTGTATGTCTTACCGTCTACGCAAATCGCTCTATACCCTCGATCGTTAAGATTTCCAGCAATTGCACCGATTACAGTCCTCCTATGTGAGATAGCCCACCGGAAAACTCCGGTATTAGGATCATAGGACAATGCCTCATGCAACCGCTCAGTCGTTAGTTCTTGAGCTTTCTTTAGTTTCATTTGCGTCTCCAAGTGCGCCAAGGGGGTGGTGGCCCCAGCCGCTTGGTTCGGCGTGTCCCCGGGTAATTAAGCCGGGTTAGGGGTTGCCAAAACTTACCATAGAAATCCACTGCCCAACCACCGACATCACCACAATCGCAACCGTAATCACCGCCACATGGAACAGCGTAACCCGGAGACTCGGCTTAGGCTCAGTCGGAACCTTCCACCCGATAGCGTGGCGCTCGTCGGATAGCTGACGGTTGGCGGTTGTTTCGGATTGGCGGGTCATGGGCGGGGTTCCAGTGTATTTTCCCATCTGTCCTTTGGCGTTACGGCTAGCGTAACTTTTCCGTCTGTTCTGAATTTTCCCCGCCTTGCGTCGGGCTGCATTTCGTACCAGAACCACGCCCCGTCTGAATCCATCGCGAGCCAGTTTGCCCACTCCGGCGCATATTTCCAATCGGGTTTCATGGCTTGGCCTCGACTTTGGCGATTAGGTCTGCTGTAGATTCTCCGGGCGCACGCAGCGCTTTGATTGCAGCGTTGTAGGCATCACTCTGCGCGTAATAGTCCGTGCTGTTGCCGAATCCTGCCTTGATGTACATCCGCAGCGCTGCAAGTAAATCATCCCGCTGCTCGACCAGCTGGCGGGGAGTGAGGCCGGTTTCGTGGTAGGCCGTGCCGGCTTCGATAATCAGCGCGGCATTAGCTTCCCAGTGCTTCGCCGATTCCTCGAATCCTCCTTCGGATGGCGACAGGCAGACGATGTCACCAACGCCTAGCGCTTCGGTTATCACACACGACCTATCGTTCGGGTCAACCCTCCATGTTCCGGGTGTCGGCTTGGATCTGTCGGTCATGGCTGCGGTCCTTTGATCAGGCTGAACCCGGACTTCCGGGGCTTGTCGTCGGTGTGGATTCGCTTGATGCTGATTTTTGTGCGTAGCTGCGGGCTGTTCACTTCGTAACAATTCGCACGTCCGTCGATTACGCTGATGACCTGCAGCACGCGGGCAAACATGCGTGTGTCGTTGTCTCGAATACGTACACCCGGTTTGATTGGTCCGCTCATCTCGCTTCCCCGTTGTTTGATGCGCCTAGATTACAACAGCCGTGGGATTCGTCAAGGAATCTTAGGGGGATTCCGACGAACGGTCGTCACTCTTCGCGCCTGATCTGTTCCGCGACCCTTTGCGCCTCGGCACTCGTCACGCTTGATCGTATCCGCGTCATCTTCCCGCAGTTGTCGCACTTCGTTCTAACGCGGCCTTCCAATAGGCGGCACTCTGTCCGCAAATTCAATAACCGCTCTGCCAGCCTGTTTTCCCTGTGCGCAATCTGCACAAGAACCCACATAGGACTCATTTTCTCGCCGCACGCCTTGCACTTGACCTCGGCTAGCTTTTCGTCAACCTCGAACCTTTCGTGTCTACACAAGCCGTGATGTACTACGGTCAGCGCGTTTTCTCCTTTTTCCCTTTTCTTGACTGGGAGAACGGAGATGTTGTTTTCAATTTCCACGGTCATTCCTCATCGGCGCTAGGTGGATTCCGAAGCTCCGCCATCGCCGAATGCGACTCGGGGAGGCCGGCGGTGTCGGGGTTGTACTCTTTGCCCGGTATCGTCATATGTACTCGCCTTGCGGGATGGCGTCCGGATCGGTGAATGACATTGTAGGGCCGCAGAACCGAAGCATGAATTGTCCCGTTGGCCCGTGCCGGTTCTTTTCGCAGTTCAGCTCAGCCATGCCGCGCGCGTTCGTGTTTTCGTTGTAAATCTCGTCCCGGTACAGGAACAGGATTTGATCGGCTTCGCGTGATGCCTCGTCGGAGTTCGCAAGGTCGCCAAGTCCGGGCCTCTTGTCGTCCCGGTTCTCGACGCCGCGCACAACCTGCGCAAGACAGACAACGGGGATATTCAATTCACGCGCAAGGTCTTTCAGGCATCGTGACGCCTCGCCGACCTCTTCCGCCCGGTTTGACGCATTCGGCACACGGATGCGCTGCAGGTAATCCACGAACAGAATCCGGATGTCGTGCTCTTGTTTCCAGCGCCTCGCCGTCCGCATAATCTCTTCGATAGTCGGCGCGCTGCGGTCGTACAGGAACATCTGCTGTGCCTTGATCAGCCGGATAGCGACATTCATCTTCGACCAGTCAAGCTCCTCGAAATTACCATTACGCAACCGCTCCGCCGGGACTGACGACGACAGGGAAATAGCCCGCTGGCCGTACTGCATTGCGGATTGCTCGCCGGAGATGCAGCCGACCTTATGCCCGGCACTGGCCGCAGCGTCGGCAAGGTTGACCATCAGCGCAGTCTTACCCATCGCCGGACGCGCGCCGATGAAAATCAGGTCACTGTCGTTCCATCCGCCAAGCCGCTCGTCCAGCCGCTGCAGGCCGGTCGTGATGCCCATCAGCTTGCCGCCGGCATCGAACGCGGCGCGGGCCCGGTCGAACGCCATGTTGACCGCAGACCGCAGCGTGTGGTCGTGATTCTCTTCGGCGCGGTGCAGCCTCATCAGGTCAACGATGGCCCCATCCAAGACCGTCGCCGGGTCAGTGCCTGCGGCATCGAACGCCGCGTTGACGAGGCTTGTCCCGATCTCGATAGCCTGCCGCAAAAGCGACTTGTCGCGCACGATCTTGACGTAGGCGGCGATGTTCGCAGCAGACGGCGTGTTGCTCGCAAGATCCACAAGGTAGGCCCCGCCGCCGACCATTTCGGCCATGCCTTTCGCCTCGAACCACTCGCCGATGGTCACGGCGTCGTACGGCTGGCCGGCGCCCTCAAGCTCCCGGATCGCCCGGTATATCAGCTGGTGATCGCGGCGGTAGAAGTCATCAGGCGACAGGTCAACGCGCGCCAAGGCTTTCGGGGACAGCATGACGCCGCCCAGAACCGACTGCTCAGCGTCCACAGATTGGGGTGGGACCCTCACGGCCGGCCTCACAGCAGTGCCCTCGTCTTGGTCGGTGCGGGCTGGCTGACTCGCTGGGATGCGGCCATCAGCCACGGCACGGGGTCGCTCACATCCTCCGCCTCCGCCTGCACCAGAATCGCCCCGGCCTTGATGTCGCCGATCTCCTTTTTCAGCTTGCCCAAGAACCTGCGCGCCGTTGCGTTGTCCAGCCCCTTGCGGATCAGGAACGCCAGCCCTGTTCCCCAAAGCGGGTCCGCAGGCTGCGAGCCGGTAGGCGAGTTGACCGGAACGGTCGGCTGTTTATCAGACGGAGACGGAGACGGAGACGGAGACGGAGACGGAGACGGAGACGGAGACGGAGACGGAGCATTGCTATTAGCATGCTGCGGCTGAGCTGTGTTTAGACGTATAGCTGTCCACTCAGGAACCTTTCTGTCTGCTTCGTGCTCTCCGTAGTGCCTCTTGATAGCATTCCAGCGAGCTTTCGCCGACCTCAAGTCAGACCCGGCAGCCCAAGGGTTGTGCTCGGTCCAGTCGTGGATTGATCGGTTCCCTTCTTGGCCGTCAAGGAATCCAATCTCATGCATGACCGCCGCAAACTCGCCGATTGTGCCGGCCCAATCCACTGCGATCTCGATGTCCTCGTCTGTCATCCCGGAAAGGTCGCCGCTGGAACGGTTCTCAGACGCCCACAGGAACAGGTAGACACACGCCAGCGGGCCGGCAGGGCCAAGTCGGCGGGCCAACTTCTTGGTCTTGGGGTGGTTCGGAAATGATGTGGCAATGCGTGCGTCGCCCATTACGCCACCCCCGGCAACGGCTGCTGCGGGTGCGGCTTCCGTCGCTCCGCAGCGCGCGCGTACTCCCGAGCGATCAGGCGCCGCCGCTCGACTCTATGGGCGTCCGTCAGCGGCTCAGGGCTCAGGGCGAGGGCTCGGCACTCTGCGAAGCGCTCAGGGGCGCTCAGGCGGCGAATGGTTGCGTCTGGCGGGGTTTGGGGTTGGGTGGTCATGGGGCCGACTCCCGGTCGAATGGCTGGAATGCGTGGAGTTCAGCCTTTGCCCTTGCTCTGGCAGCGGCGGCGTCTTCAAGGTTTTTGAAAAAGCCGACTGTTATCCTCTTGCCGGGGACTCGAATCCTAACGCGCCACTTCTGCACGCTCTTGTGCCAATCCACGCCGGGAACGGTTGACGTGTTGTCTCGCCTTATTGCATGGTTCTGGCGATTTTCAGCGGTTGTCGCATCGCGAAGGTTGGAGATTCGGTTGTCGCTGCGGACCCCGTTAATGTGGTCTATTTCGTTCTCAGGCCACTTCCCATGCACGTACAACCATGCCAGCCGGTGGGCGCGGTACATGCGGCCAGAAATGCGCATGCAACGGTATCCAGATACATCTAAAGACCCTGCAGGATCGCCAGCCGCTACGCGACCAGACGAGACATTCCATAGAAAATCCCCTGTTTCAGGGTCATACGCAAGGAGTTCTTTCAACCGATTTTCGGTCATTTCTGGATGGAACTTGGGTTTCATGAGGTGCAATTCTCTGTGAAGGTGGGGCCGCCGGTGCGGTCCCTGAGAGGTTCGGGCCTACGGCCACAAGGGGCGGCAGGCCCCACCTTCACAAAGAACTACACCTCTCGAAATCACCAGACCGCACGTCCGGGCGCATTGCGCGCAGGTGAAAATTTAGCACGCGCAGCCATGATCAGCAACCGCCCGCGCCACAATCGAAGTTCGCCGCTTGTCGGCTAGTTTGACCGCTGGTCGGACTCAGCAGCCCGCATCTGATCGCACTCCTCACGCTGCCGGGCAATCAACTCCACCAGCTCCGACTGCATCAGCCGGCCTTCCTTGTCGCCGGCTGCGGCTCGGATGTCGGCGATTAGGTTGAGCAATGCAACATCGTCGGTCACGACAGGTTCGGGGCGGCGGTTCCATGCGGCGATGGCGGATTCTCGGTCTCTTCCGATCCGTTCGATCATCCGGCTCGGCTGACCATCAATCGGTCCGCACCAGTGACGGACGCTTACGGATGTCGGGTCTCCGTAGCGCGTGCCTAGCCATATTTTCGGTCCGTCTGTGATCTCTGTTTTTCCGGCACCACAAAACGGACACGGCTTAAGCTCGCTCACTTCTCTCTCCTCGGGTTTTTGGTTATAGACGGTCGACAGGCTGGAATGTGTGGCACTCCACCTTCGCTGCTTTCCGGGCCTCAATCGCGTCTTCGATGGAGTCAAAGACTCCTAAGTGCCGATACTTCCCAAAATGACTTATTTGAGCGCGCCACTTCCCGGCCATCTTGTGCCAGCTAACGCCCGGGTGCCCCGATACATTTTTTGGGCTCTTCTCTCGGTTTTGATGATTTTGCGTGTGGGTTGCTTCTCGAAGATTTGCTATCCGGTTGTCGTCACGGACGCCGTTGATATGGTCGATCTGGTCAGCAGGCCACTTGCCGTGGACGTACAGCCATGCAAGGCGATGTGCGCTGTATGCGTACCTGTCGACGCAGATTAATAGATAACCTTTATTTTTCTTTCTTCCATCCATCCTGTCGAATTTAAGCCCCGGGCGTTTGGCCACGCAGCGAAAATCGCCGGTTTCGGGGTCGTAGGACAACAGCTCACGCAGCCTTTCGGAAGTTAAGTCGTTTCGGTTCTTGGGTTTCATGTGTAGCTCCGGCAAGCCCCGCAATAGATGGCCCAACCTGTGCGGAGTGCAGGCTGTCCCCGGCTCATGACTTCCGGGTTAGGGCGTAGAAATTCTACACTAGATCATTTCTTTGGGCACGCATCGTAGGCGCACGGGCCGGGCGTTGTTGGGGTTCCGCAGCCGGGGTGTGGGCATGGATCTTCGACCGGCTCATCAGTTTCAGTAAACCGTTTGACGTAGTCGGAATCTATGTACCAATGAAGAAACCGGCCTGTCTTTGCGTCGAATTGAAATCCGAACTTTCTCATTCCTTTCCCCTAAGCCCACAATTCACCCCTCCACAATACTGCCCCGCCAACAACTCCGCGCGACAGGTTGGGATGGGGCATGCGATCTTGCCATCGGGCGGGGTGTAAGGCGCGGCGGCTCTACCGTCCGCCGCGCTTGCTGCAGGGTCGTGTGCGTGTCCGTGCTGAACGGCCTCAATCTGCATCACCTCCTCAGTCTGCCAGTCAGTGCCGCTGGCTTCGGCAGCTAATAGTGCGTCGAATACGTATCGCAAGCCGACAGCCTGCGCCCCGTGCGTGCTCATCTCATCGGCAGGCAGATCGAACAATTTCAGCAGATCGACTCTATGGGCGTCGGTAATGTCTCGGAAGAACCAGAGTTTTACGCGGTCTCGCGCCCTTTGCACCGAATTCGTAGGCCGGCTCACTTCCCACCCTCCGCGTCCGCATCGGCCGGCTGTGCGCGATTCACCTGCACCAGTACGGCATTGATTTTTCCAGACGGCCAGTCTTTCAGGTCGCCTTCTGCATGCAGCACTGGCAACCCGGTTTCATCTTCTCGCCAGATTCCGCCGATATCTGGCCACTGCGCGATGTCGAAAACTTCGGTCACTCCACCGCCTTCCGTAAACTCCCAACCGTCAGGCGCTGAAACCTTCGCAACCATTCCCCCGACGCCGGCAGAGTGGGCGGGCGAGGGGCTCGCGTCTTTTGGATACTTCACCGCATCCGCAAGCCCTTTCGCATAGCCGCTTTCCTCGGCTCGCCGCAATGCTTGCTGGTGATCTGTCTCCATGCGCCGCATCGTGCGGTGAACGTCTGCATCTTCGTCGAGGTAGCGCAGTTGCAGCGCCTCCATCTCGCGGTACTTTGCGATATCGATTATGCACGCCGGTTCTTGGCGCTCATGCGTTCCGAAGTGCAGGGCCGCAGACTCGGCATCGGTGAACGCTTCGCTGCAATGAAAGCAGCGCCACCCCTCCGCCACCATCCCGAGCCTATCCTCGACATGGTCCGTGCGTGCAAGGGCGCGGAGTTCGGCGGCGATGGCATCGCGCTTGTCCGCCTCGTCGACGCAGCCCCAGTCCGTCGCGAGTTGTTCGACTCGCTCCGCCAGCCGCGTGATGTAGTCGCCGGTCATGGCTGCGATCCTGTGCTGGTGTTGGCGAAGTAATCGGCGATCCGTCCGTGCAGGTCTTCCATCGGAGCATCGCTGCCCGTGCATGGTTCGCATCCGACGCCGATCAATTCTTGGCAGACTTCGCGCAGCAGCGCATCCGCCTCGCCCTGAGTCGTCATCGGCTGGGGGGCGGATACGGGTGACTTGGGCAGTGGTTGCGCCCACTCGGCATACTCTGTGGACGGCTCGCCCACATGGAAAACTTCATCAATGCGCTCACACCATCTGTATGCAGCGGATGGCGCATCGCACCCTTCGCGGGCCATGCCGTATATCTGCTCAAGCATCACGCGCTGCACTACCACGCAGCCATCCGGCACCGCACCTGCACGCCCTGCGGCCTCGCGGGCGTCGCCGTATTCGACGGCAGATTTGAGCGTGCACACCTTCGCATCGCCGTCGATTTCGTCAGGCGTCCACGAATACGGCAGCGGCACC